CCACGAACTACAAATTCGTAAGTGCCGATCGACTGTATTGCTTGTGCACAATCTGCCATTGTTTACTCCTATAATATCACCAGTGTTCCACCACTAGCTACGTTTATTGTTTGTCCTGAGGACACTGTTACAGGACCTACTATACTAGCATTTTCCGTTGCTGCAATAGAAAGTCCCCCTGTTAATGTTTGTACATTTCTGTACGCACCATTAATACTTGTTAATTTGGCTGCTGTTACTGTAGCATCTGTGGGAGCACCCACATCAAAAGTATCACCAAAGATAATACCTGAGAAGGTTGCACTACCAGCGGGTGCACCTGTAAATGCTATTGTACCGCTTGATGATCCTGCAGTAAACGCTGTGCCCGGCACTTGATACACGCCATTGATGTGTATTAGTAGCTGAGCTAAGCTACCAATGATCTGCGTTGATCCACCGACAGCAATCGTAAACTGTGTTTCAGAACCATTAAAGCCGCTACTAATATCATCGATTAGCGAAAAATTACCTTGTACGATTGGATTTCCTAAGTAGCCCATTATAATAAATTCTCCGTTATTTCTTCCCAACCCTTTGTGTTATCGGATTGGTACGCTGTTTCATTCCACTTGTATGCTGAGTCTGTTGGTTTTGCAACAGGAGGTTCCCATAAACACGTGGTGTTATTAAGTGTCCAACTTGTAAAAGGTTGTGGGGGTATAAAAGCATCTTTTGTAGAATCATAAGTAAAACCTTTACCAGCATAATTTTTTCTTAGTGCTTTTGATTGATCAGCACTTTCTGTGCCATCACTATTATAATGTTTACCACCTCGAGTGTTATAACTTGTTTGAATCCAAGTTCCTGTAGTATGATTATTAATAAAATCTTGTTCTGCTACTATAACTTCTGTAACTATACCACTCTCTATTTTTGCAAAATGTGCCATTATTGGAATTGATACCTCACTAATACTACACCTGATCCACCATTACCAGAATGAGCATTTTCTGCATATCCGCCAGCTCCACCGCCACCAGTATTTGCAACACCTGCGTTAGTCCCAGTAGAGTTTGATTGTTGGGAAGCAGCTCCACCACCACCGGCAGCTCTATTTTTATTTCCGCCATTTCCTGCACCTTGACCACCACCAGCAAAAAAACCATTAGGAGTTGGAGTAGCTGTTACAGTGTCATCTTCTGTTTCAGCACCAAATTGTGAAAAATTAGAATATTGTAAACCAACACCACCATTAGCTTTGTTATTACCACTGGCTGTACTACCGCCACCACCAGCGCCACCTCCTCCACCACCAGCGTATGATCCTGAACCACCACCAGAGTTGGATTGAGGAGCACCTGAAGCACCACCGGTTAGACCACTATTATTGTGGCCGTAGCCACCCGTTGCACTAAAAGCTGTTGTATTGTTACCGTCATTACCCGCATTATTTTGTGGTGCAACACCAGCACCACCAGCACCGATCGTTATTGTGTAAGCTTGAGCGGAAACTGTAAAAGATGTGTTATTTACAGTTCCACCAGAACCTCCACCTGCACCATTACTGTTTGCACCTGCTCCATATGATCCTGTACCACCTGAGCCACCACCACCTACTACTAAATATTCAATAGTAGAACCACCACCATCAGAGTTACCTAATGAGGATACTGTGAATGTGCCGCTTGATGTAAAAGCATGAAATTTAAAGTTACCGCTTGTGGTTTCTGTGCCACCACTTGCAGAAATAAAAGTGGGTTGAACTATTTCACTAGTTAAACCAGAGGATGATACAAGCCATCCTTTTGTTGAGTCTGCATAAACTAAAGCAGTCGTTTGACCTTGTGTTGTAAGTTTACCATTAACAGTCGTGCCTTTTAATTTACTACCATTTAAAGCTACTACGCATCCGTTTGTGTTAAAGTTTGATGCATAGTCTCCTATTACGATCATGTCTCCGACGTTTGGAGAACTTGGTAAAGTAACTGTTATTTGAGCACTAGATGTGTCAACCCAGTAACCTTCAAATGCTTTTGCAGTAAAATTAGAAGTCTTTACTGATTGCCATTTAACTAAGGACGCATCGATACCAATATTACTAACTTTTGTTACTGCCATGTTATGCTCCTATCACCTTAGATCCACTAAAAAAAGAGTAAGCAGAACTTATATCTTTAGTACCTGTACCGCTGTTGTGATAAATATACATCTCTACATAATCAGTTGTATTAAATTCAATATCCATAGAAATAGTAGCAGATGGATCTGCTCCTGAACCAGTTGAAGGGCCATCATCACCAACCATTGCAAAAAAAGAACCATTTTTGTATATCGCAAACTGTATTCTATTACCAGCAGTCGCTATGTTTTGTAACATTACAGTTGAACTTATTGTGTATTTACCAGCCACAGCAGGTGTAAATCTATAATTAGTTGAAGCATCATAAGTTGAATTCGTATCCCATTGTTCACTATCAAATTGAATTTTAGTATAAGAACTAGCAGAGATAGTTTGATCAGAACTTAACTTAGCGGAAAAACTAGGAGTGTTAGCTCCCATACCCGCAATCGTATCACCAGCGCTACCAATAGTAATCGTCTTCGTAGCGTCTGTGCCAAGAGGCGAGATTGTTGATACTTTGATCGTGCTCATTCTATGTATCTCCTAATCTGATAAACTGTACCCATGTGGCGTGATATCCTGTATTTCCTATAACATCTGAAGCAAATTCACATAATGCTTGAAATTTTAATTTGTGTGTAGAAACATTTGTTACATCGAAAATATGACTTGGATAAGCAACACCATATCCATTTGAATGATATATAGAAGCAAATTGTTCTGCAGCTTGTGTATAGGTTCCATCATCTGTTGTTGTAAAAATTCTACCTCCTGCATATGTAGCCCCCTGTGAGGGTGAGTGAATTTGTATTCCAAAATTAATAAGGTAAATTCCTGTCTCTGGAAAAGAGTAAACTCCTGATGATTGTGTCATAGCACTTCCTATATTAGCGTATGAATTAGTATCTGTTTGCTCCCAATTATTAGCAATAAAAGTATCTGTAGCAGCAGATATAGCTAATGATGTAGTCAATCTCCACATACCAGCAACTTTTACTCCAGCAAAATTAGCGTTAACTCCACTAGCTTTTGTTAGTGTGGTTAGATTACTTGAACCGAGTGTCAGAGTAGAAGTTCCGCTTCTAGTGTCTATGGTATCCACGAGTATCTTTGACATTAGTCTAATATCTCCATTGCTTGCATTACTGCGTCATATCCAGCATCGGCAATTCTAACAAAATTACCAGCTTCTTTTTGAATATATAATTTGTAAGTTATTGCGCTTGTTGTTGAAGGTGTATCTAATAATTGAATTGAAGCAGCTACACCAACTTCTTGATTATATGAACCGTCTTGTCTAATCTTCGCTAATTCAAAACCATCAGTACCTATGGCAGTAGTGTTTCTATAAATTTTACCAATATTTCTGCCATTAGTTGAAGTGGTTGCACAAGCTAAGGCCGAACAAGTAGCAGATATAAGAACTTTGCTAGAAGTAGATGTTGGTGTTATGCTTACAGATAGTCCTGTATCAACAAATGAACTTGAAGTTGTTTCAAATTCTGATGATAAAATAGTTCCCTGTACCACTTGACCAATCTTACCAAACCCAGAAGTCTTCGCTCCTGAAGTCAAGGATACTGTATCACCACTCGCTCCTAGCGTTAAGCTAGTCCCGGATTGTGGTTCTAAGTTATCTACAAATATTGTTCCCATTATGCTAGTACCTCCATCAGAGTCAAAGTTGTTGGGGCCTCAACTGCAGGACCAAAACTACCAATATAACAGGTGTCACCACTAACTAAACATTGTAATTTATATGTCACAGAACTAGTAGTGCTAGGCTCATCTAAAAGAAATGTTGAAAAAGTTTGAGGAGCATTAGATACACCGTAACTTTCAAAAATTTGACCACTAGGTATACCAATAGAAGTAGAATCTCTTAATAACTTCAATCTGTATATTTGAACTGATGCTTGACTACTATTGGAGTGTCCGTTCAAAATAACATAAATTTTAGATGAAGTTGCTGATGGTGTAATTGAAGCAGATACTCCAGTCACATCAACGTAAGATGTTGATGTAGTTGAAAATAAGTCTGTTTTTGTAGTTTGAACTATTTGACCAATCTTACCAAAGCCAGCAGTTGCACCACTAGCAAGGTTGAAAGTGTCACCGCTATTACCAAGAGTAACTGTTGTTCCGCCAGAAATAGGTGTAATCTTATTAACCTCAATAGTGCTCATACGACTGTAAGATTACCCTCCACTGTGACGGTGCCTGTAAATGTTACAGGGCCCGCTAAGAATGCATTATCACTTGCACCCACTGACGTGGTAGCAGAGATAGTTTGTAAGTTTTGATACACACCGTTGAAAGATGTCATCATGCTTGGTTGAATACTGTTTGCACCAGGTGTGTTTTGGTCCATAAGTATACCCGATAAGAATATAATAAAACAAGTTTCTGTACTCGCTAATGCTGTGGTAAAAACTATTTGACCTCCATTTACAGAATAATCAGTTGTAGGTTTTTGACGTACCCCATTACGAAGTACGGCTAAATCCTCTGGCACGGCTGCACTTTGATTTATTGAATATGTAGTTGATCCGTCTCCTGTTAATGTTTGAACAGAAGTGGTTGTTGTAAAATCTTTTGTTACTGGATTTCCTAGGTAGCCCATATTTTACTCCTAGGTGCTGATGCTATCTATATAAGATACCCATACATTTAAACTAGCGTCTGTGTCAGATTTAACTTTTAAAGCATCTCCAGACTGAATATTAATTTTTGATCCTCCATCAATTAATTCAAAAGAACCTCCTGCTGCAATTGGAGTTCCTTTTGCAAAATAAGAATCTGCTGAAGAACCACTAGCACTACTAGTAATATATACATCAGCTTTTATAGTGGCGTTTGTAATATTAGTGAGTCTTATTCCAATAAGAGCATCGTCACTATTTGATGTTAAAACTGTTCTCACAGTTGTGCCTATGTTTACATCACCTGCTGAATCATACGCTACAACTCTCTCAAAATCTTGTGCCACTTAATTATCTCCTTTTCATCTTTTATATCAGAGCGCCACGCTCATGGCAATCACGAATCCTGCACTAGCTCCCGCTGATCCACTTGAAGCTGCTGTCAATCTACCTTGAGCATCCACTGTTAAAGAAGTTGCTGTATAACTTCCTGCTGATACACTTGTGTTGGCAAGTTGATCTGCTCCAACAGCGTCATCCGCAATCTTTGCTTGAGTTACAGCATCGTCAACTATGGAAGCAGTTACTACAGCGCTAGAAGCTAATTGATCTGCTCCAACGGCATCATCAGCTATTTTTGCTTGAGTTACAGCGTCATCAACTATAGAAGCAGTTACTACAGCAGAAGCTGCAAGTTGATCTGCTCCAACAGCGTCATCCGCTATCATTGCTTGTTCTACTGCATCATTTGCAATAGTTAAAGCACCTCCAGATGCTATTGTTGCATCACCTGAAATATCTACTTCTTCAAAAGATGTTCCATCTGCAACTAATATTTTATTTGCAGTGTTTGTAGGCATTTTCAATTTAGCGCCTACTGTTACATCACCAATAGTTACTAAATTGGAGTTAACTTTATTACCAATACTTGTTACGTGATTTCCCATGTAACCATGAGAAGAACATTGGTAATATAAAATATTTGGTGTTGTTTCATCTACAGCAATTTGTGTATAAGCACCAGAACTTCCTGCAGTACCATTGGTAGTCACACCAGTTGTATACGCCGTAGATTTATCTGCTTCTAAATAAAACCTTAGTGGGTGACTACTATTTGATGAATCTGACTGATCAAATCTATAATAATATTTATAAGATGAATCTGTACCGGAAAGTCTTAATGCTGGAGATTCTAGTCCATCTAAATAATATGCGCTGCTTGATCCTTGACCTTGATAAGGATGAGATCCTGATTTAGAAGCTACAGTTACTGTAATTAATTTAGGTGCTGATGAAGAACCATATTCTTCAGGATTAGGTAAACCAACTTTTGCAGCTGGCATTGTACAAAATACATCTTTAGTTCCTGCTGAAAAATTAACAGCAGCATCAGAATTAGAACTAGATATAATATATGTTCTTGTTAATGTTGAAGAACTACCATCTAAAGTTCCAAAGCCTACTTCAAATTCACTACCATCTTGTAAAGCAATACAATAATAAGTGGTATTTGAATTACCAATTCCAGCTCCAAAAGTTTCAAAACCCGTGATTGCTCCAGCTAAAGTAATAGCTCCTGTGCCAGTCGTAGTAGTAGTTTCTTTTACTCTATCATTAACAATAAATGCCATGAATAACTACCTTATGATAATCTAATGATAGCTGTGCTTGTACCTGCTGCTGGAAACTGAACTGTAAAAGTTCCGTTAGTAGCTGTAAAGTCTGCACCAAATGCTAAAATACAAACTGCATTAGTAGTACCTGATCCACCATCAGCTGTTGTATTATAGATCATCGCTCCATTAGCTGTAAAGCTAGCAGAAGTCCATTGTGCGTCAGTTGAAAAGTCTACATAAGCTGTCGAAGCCGATGAACCTCCTGTAACTGATTGTCCAGCTAATGCTAGACCTCCTGCTGAATATGCTGATCCAGATGCATTTGTTACTTCATTACTTGTACTGTAGCCAGTGGTTGTAGCACCTAAACTCGCGCTTGATGTAAACAACGCAATTTTAAATGTATCACCACCACTAGCAGAAAAATCATGAAAACCTTCCAATAGTTCTTTTTTAAAACTATTGCAAACTGCTTGTGATATTGCCATTTATTTATCTCCTTTATGGTTGTTGTGAAGGTAAAGGAAGTCTAATGACACCATCTTGGTATTCATCTCTTCTACGTCTACCTTGTTGTTCTAATGCAAGTCGCTGTACTGCTTCTTGGTAGCTTTTTTCATATTGAGCAAGTAAATCATATGGTCCTTTAAGAAACTTAAAAGCTTGAATTAAACATCCATATAATAAAACTTGTGGTGCGTTTGTGCTAACCCAACTAGTTGTGTTAGAACTTGATAACCCTGTTTCATTACGATTCAAAGCAAGTTCAATATTATACGCAGAATCTGGTGTCGGCGCAAGATATATTGTGTTGCGATCCCACATTGCATAATATTTAGGTTTACTTTGAGAAGTTCTATTTGGCCAATATTCTGTCATATAACTAATATCTTTTTGTAACAAATACGATCTAACATTTTGATCTGTTCCTGAAGTAGGATAAATAGATGCTGTTCTTATAAAAGCCAGCGTTTCTGGAGTGTCTCCAGGTAATGAAATAAACTCATTTCCTTGTGTTAAAGTTGTAAATTGATATGACCTAAAACAATCTAAATCTACTTCTCTAAATATTCTAAGCTCTGCTTGTGAAATAATATCATTCAAAATAGAATCAGTTAGAACTGTAGAGTCTACTTCTGTATAATTTCTTATTTCACTTAATAATTCTGTGTATGTTGTCATGATATTACCACCGTTACTATTCCAGTATTAGATTGTAATATTATATCTTTATTTGGCTGTTGTACACTTAAAGGCATCATACTTCTTTGTTTTATTACTGTGCCATCTGCAAGAGTTACAGATTGAACTAAGGTATCGTAACTATTAGTTGCTAATCCATCACTAGCAAAAACTGTACTACTAATAACTTGAGGTCTTGCATATTGTAAAGCTTCAAAATCAGTTGGATGATTCTCAGGATCTAGTTGTGGTTGTTTTGGTTCAAACTCAGAAACATGAACCCATGACCCATTCCATTCTTGAACCATTTCATTGTAAGGAAAAGACTGACCAGAACGATCAGAAACTCTCAAAGCATATTTTCCTGATGCGTATTTGCCCATGCTTACCTTATATAATTGTGTTTTGGAACCATGCTATAACTTGATTTTTCAACATCTTCATTAGCGGCTCTTGTAAATTCTTCTTCATAAATTGCTTTTAGCATTTGTATTCTATCTGGTGCATATTTCATAGCTATGTAATATGCTAATCCTGCAACTAAACAAGGCATAAATCTAAAAGGTATTTGTGCATTGTTTGTGTAATCGTCTAAATCTGTCATTCTAATTGATGCATAATATTTCAATGTATAAGCTGCATCTGCTTGAGGAAATAAATATAATTTAGGAAGAATAGTTCTTTCAAAATAAAACTGACTAGGTCTGCCTTCAGTTGTTTTAACTGTATAATCTAAATATGTTTCTCTTCCTATTCTTGTCATGGCAAAATCTCCATCATTGTTTGACATAACAGCGTTTTGAATATCTATTAATTGAGAACTATCATTATTATCAGTTGTATTATTACCAGCAGCATCAACACTATAAAGATCAGATCCTGATATGACTTGTGTACCTTGCGCTATAGATGCTGTTCTAAGTTGAATGGTCCATAAATTTAAACCTCTGTTAGCCCAATCAGCTAACATTATATTTACAGAACGTTTTGCAGTCTTTAGATGATAACCAGATCTATCTTGTAAACCGCAACGTTCAAAAGCTTCTTCAACAAGCTGGTCTAAATCTAGAATAAAACCAGCTGTTGTAGAATAAGTAGGCGTTTTTGTATTTAAGCCTGCCATTTAATTACTTTTTTTTCATCATACCGCCGCCACGTTTCTTCATGACTTGTTTTTTCTTTGCCATTGAACCGCCGCCACGTTTTTTGACTACTTCTTTTTTCTTAGCTAGCATTCCGCCACCCTTGAGTTTAACAGGCTTACCGCCTCTTTTCATAGCCATTTTCTTTTTTCCCATCATGATAGGTCTCCTTTAATATTCTTATATTTAAGTTTTCTAGATCCTACTACGTCTTCATAGTATTCTCTAGGCCATTTTTTATAATAGCCTTGTTTATGTAATTTATCAGAAGCTTCCTGTAATTGCGAGAACTTTTGTACCAACATCATAGAATATTTTAAATCACTCGTAATGTCTGGAGTATGTCCTTCAGGCTCTACAAGAAAGGCTTGTTCCTCTGTTGTCGCAGGATTGTTAGGATGAAAAGACATAAAATACATATCTATTTTATTATACTTGTTATTATATTCTTCTGTTATTTGATGAAATTGATTAGGAGTGTAACTATAAAAAGGATCACAAAATATTAAGATTTCTTTAACAGCAAAATCAAGTGTGTATATATAATCATTTAATTCTTTTTTATATGATAAAAATTTAGGTTTTATTTCTATTTGAACTTTATCTTGTAGCCATGCCATTTTGGCAAAAGGACAAGCCGGATAACCTCCTAAATGTTTATTAGGTATTTCTAAATAATGTTTTGACCATAATCTAACATCTTCTTTTATTTGCCTTGCCTGTTGTATCTCTTCCATTGCTTTCTCTTATTTTTACTTTTAGGTCTAGTTCTTTTTGAGTGACCTATGCTCGTTCTTTTTTTATGTGGCGTAAAATATTCCGAAGCTGTTTGCTTAGCCATTTAATTATTTTACACAAAAATGTTACAACTTTATATACAAAAATAGCTCCAAAAGGAGGAGGAGCAGACATTATATTTTTTTAGTTAAATCTATTGGATAAGCAGATACACACTCTAAAATTATTTTGTTGGTAGAATTTTGTTGTAACATTACGTTTGTAAAACTTTGTTTTGCTAATAGACAAGATTCTTTTGTATCAAAAAAATTACTGCCTGCTATTCTTGTACAATCATCATAGGGTTGTGTTACACAAAAAATTCCAACAAGAAAAAATTTCAGCATTAATTACTTTTAGCTGACATTCCAGATAATGGATTACTTAAAGCCTTATTAATTTTTAAATCAAGACTTTCTTCTAATAATTTCATTTCGTCTAATAATTCTCTAGCGTCTTCTTTCTGTCTATCTTCAACATCATTTACAATTTCAGTTATGTGTCTAATATCACCATTCATTTGACGTAAATCTGCTTTCATGTCATTCTTAAGATCTTTAGCTACATCAGAAACTAGTGTTATCTCATCAAGTATTATATCTATTTCAGACTTTAAAACAGCTATACCCTCATCATACTGTGAAAGATCCGGCTCAGTATACATAGTAATCTTCTCCTTCATATCGAGGTAATCCTGATAAAAAGTAAAGCCTGTCCATGCAGCACCTCCTAAAGCACCTAATAAAGTAAAGATAGCGAATATCTTTCCGCCAGATACCTTAAGACCCGAATACTCAATACTGGCCATTTATCATCTCCATCATCATTTCATCCTGTGCCATGTTGAACAGAATACCATACTCATCTTCTATTGTCTTGTTTAAATATTGTCTCACGTCTGTGTCCATAATTATTGATTGTGTTT